GTTGAGGTGTCTGTTGCATTACAGCCAATACGTCATCCCTAAACCTATCCGGCGCTTCCTCATGGAAAAGATCATTCCACACCGCATACACCGTCGGCTTCCTGCGCTGGGGAGGGATGGAGAGGCGTTCAGGATGGAGAACTATCCGACCATTAAAATGCTTACCATCATCGGTTATGAGCGGCATAGCCATGTCGCCTTCAATTTCATAAGGATGAAAGCGTTTTGTCATGCCAGCCGCCCAACAATGCTCGCACCCAGGGCTGCAAGGGGAGCAGCCCTCAACGAGCGACCAGGGTAGGCTCCAATATCTTCCAGTTGAGAGGTTAATCATTGTATTTTTTTCGCTCCTTTTCTTTCTGTGTTAGAACGGCACACCGTCACCAAGTGGTGTTGCCGATGATTCTGCCGGAAACTCCAAAGTCTCGCTTTGCTCATCATTGCCTTTTTTACCGCCGAGCATCTTTAATTCTTGCGCGATAAATTCAGTCGTCTTGCGATTGTTTCCATCCTTGTCCTGCCACTCCCTTGTCTGCACCTTGCATTCTAAAAATACCTGCGAACCTTTATTTAAATATGTCTGGCATATTTCGGCCAATTTACGGAACGCTACAACATTAATCCATTCCGTCTTTTTAACTTTCTCTCCCGATTTCTTTTTATAGGACTCGTTTAATGCTATGGAAAATTTACACATGGTGCTACCATCGGAAAGGTCGTTTGATTCTGGATCGCGCCCTAAAGTGCCCACGAAAATACATTTATTAACCACGCAATTATCCTCCTATCGTTTTGACCATCGTAATTAATTCAGAGCAAAACAGCTTTAGCTCTTCGTCTAACCTCCCTATAAAAACCTCGTCCCTTTTCACCTCGATAATCATCGGCGGCAAACCCTCATAATACGACATGAACCACCATTTTTCACGCTCCGTAACATACATGCTCATTTGAACTTGACAGAAGTAATCAGTCGGCAACTTACCGGCCAAAAGATATTTGACATGCGTTTTCATCATCGGCGATTTGAGTTCAAGACCGGCATTGTCGCCCACCAAACCATCGGGGCTGCAATGGCAGAAACGGCTTGCATCCTTGTAAACTACTCCGACCTGCTGAACATCAACGCCATGCACGATCTCAAAAAGTGCCCTTGCCGATGCCTCACGCTCAATGCCGTTTTGCATAGCCTGGCTGATAAATGTATCCTCTCGCTTTCCCGTAATGCGTTCACCCGCAAGTTGCATCATATAATCGTCACGCTGCTTAGACCGCTTGCCCTCTGTGGTGACTATCTTGTCAACACTGCTTGCGCCTGGATTGCCACAACACGCCTGAAACCACGCCTCAGACCCTTGCTCAAAATCGGTGATGATGATGGGTGGCATTACTGCTTTCCCTTTGCCGACCGAAGCGCAGCCATAGCCTTATTATAGTCTTTGGCAAGGATAACACTATCTGTCTCGACACCCATATAAGCCAAAAACTTTTCGGCACTAACGCCCTTTGCCTGGACAAAACCACGTATTGTGTTTAGTTGCTCCTCGGATAGAAACTCTAGCGGTTCTGAACCAGCCCCGTCATCATCCTCATGTGTCGCAAGCCCGGTGAGCGCAAGGATTGTGTATCGCTGAAGGTAGGTTATTGTTGACCCTAAAGCCTGAATGGTGTTCTTACCGCCGGATGAATCAACGGCCGCTGTCAAGCTGGTTTCCTCTGAATGGCCGAGAATGTGAGAGACACGGCATGTTACGGTTACGCCCTTGTCGTTTTGCTGCGTTACCCAGGATGCCGACAGACCATGCTTGTTAAGTGACGCATTAATCTTATCGGTCACGTTCCATAGCGAAGCATGACTATATGCCGTAGTCCCTGTGCTTGTCTTATAAGATACCTTCCTATCCTTCTCGATATCAGGGGGATCGGCCTTGAACGCTGTCATGGCCTCATAATAAGCTTTCTTGGCCTGATTAGCTTCCCAACGCTCCTGCAACGCCATGAGCTTTTCGAGCCGGTCAAGATCGGCTCCTTGATTGATTGCAATGTTCAATAAGGTTGCCGGAGTTGCTTCTTGCACAACTATTTCGTTTTGCATTTTCAATCCTTCTGGGCGCGAGGTTGACCGCGCCCCGTTCTCTCTTAAAGTCCTATTATTACTATTTATCCTCCGCATCTGCTAAGGGGAAACTCCTTTGTATGTTCATTTTTTATCCGTGTTCACCTTTCGTGAACATTGGAACGTATGGCTTATCGTCCTTTATATTAGTCCGATTTCTTTTAGGTCTTTTTCGCCCACTATCACGCAACGCTTGACTCTAAATTTTTCACCGTTCGCCACCGGTATTGCGGCGATGTCTCCAGCCTCAAACTCTGCTATCAAGATATGATAGCCAGGTTTCCATTCCCTCATGCACCAGTCTAGGGTTGCCAGGCTAATTCCTGGCGCACAATCAATAGAATCATCGCAGTTGGCGTCCTTGACAACTAGCTCTTTGCCCGTCTCATACGTGAGACCACGATAAAATGGGCCCCTAAAACTATCATCAGTGAGCTTATAGGCGCGTATCTTACCCGGTTGATCGAGCAGCATTAAGAGGGGCGTACACAAAAATTTATTCAGGCCGACCACCCCGGAAAGGTACGCCCCGAAAAGGTACGCCCCGGTGAGTGTCGCGCCCCTTTTTACCGCCTCCTCCACACACGTTTTCACCGATTCTGTATTTTCCGATGAGAAAATAACTTCGTCCGTAAAACGGTTTATTATTTCAAATGGCATTCTGCTCCCTCCCTCTTGTGTTGTTTGCGCCGGGTTTCGATAAGATATTATTATACCGTATATAATCCATTATGCGGTCGGCATAACTCCCGAACGCATCCAGGGTGATAAATTGCTTCTTCAACATTCCGTCTGTCTCCTCCCGGATATCCTTCAGCGTTTCCCGTAACTCTTCATCCACAGTGGGCGAAGGCGGGTTAAGAGGGGGTTCTATTGTGAGTGTTTTATACTCCATTTTTACTTCCTCTCCCTTTACTCGTCTTTTTGATTTTAGTGTCCCCATCGTGCCTATGATTATGTTTGACGGGCAATATTGGGGTATTCTTTTTGTAGGGCATGAAGGGGTATAAGCTACAGCTTGGCATCTGACAGTCAACACGACCGTCAGCATGATAGCCCATGCAGTCACAACATTTGGCAATGACCGCTTGCCGTGCTGTTAATCGGCTTCCATCGAGGTGTTTCAGGAGTAAGGTTTTGCCCCGTGAAGCAGGGGCAGACTCGATCATCTCATATCGTGTCATTGCAGACACTCCCAAATTGTCACGCCCAATATCAGAACGGATACCGCAAGACAGGCTGCGGCGATTATCCGGTCGGCTGTCTTTGCTTCCAACCTTTTGTTCAGCCAAAATGTGGCTAAGTGTCTTTGGCTGATCCGGTCATGGTTAGCCGGACTATCCATGTAGTAATATCTGGTTAAGTGTCTCATTTTCCCTCCGCCGCATCTAACAAACCCAACCCGTAAATAAGGACATTACACATCATCTCCCGCCTAGCTGTAATATGGTCGGTGCTTGTAACAGCCAGCTCGGCACTTTTAGCCGCATATAGGACGGCATGTGTGACATACTCAACAGCCAGCCATGACACTTCGGCACTTTTAGTTGCAAACCTGGCACTTAGGTGAGCAGCAGCGATGGCGGCATGTCCATCGCTCTGGCGGACAACACTGTCGGCACATTCGGAAGCGTATTGAGCGAGCAGCGCACATTGTTCTCGTGCCATGACTCGGATAATCAACCAGCTTGCCCACGAAAGCTCGTCATCTTTGATAAGGGCATCAAGGACGGCTCGATGTTCCGTGGGTTTGCCGTTGAATACATCATTAAACCTGCGTCGTGCCTCTCCACAAGCCCCTTCTTTTACCAACCATGCCTGGTCTATTTTCATATGTTTGCCCCTCATATTTTTAGATGCCCCTTTTCCGTACTCGCAGCAGGGGCGAACTTTCCGCTCTGGAACCTCCCCAATGGAGGAAAAATCTTTTTGTATTTATTGCAACCCCGCCCCCGACCACGACCACGACCGCGATCCCGCC